AATCACAAGAAGAATCAAGAGATATGATAACTGAAGCTTTTAATAAGCTTATTTCAAATTGGAATGAACCAATAAATACAAAATTAGAAGTGATTTCACCATATGAAATATCAACTGATGATAATGTAGGTGAACCAGAAGATATAAATGCATCAGCACAAGCAACATTACGTGGTTCTGTTGGTGGTGTAACAGCATTACTTTCAATTCAACAATCAGTATCAAGTGGTGTAACTGATTTAGAAGCTGCTGTTAATATAATAACTAACATTTATGGATTTAGTGAAGATGAAGCTAGAAATATGTTAGGTACACCAGAAGAAAAACAAGAAATTTTAAATGATTAATCTAATAACACCAACACAATTTTCTGAATTCAGAAATATTAGTAAAAAAATAGATAATTCAAAGGTTAATGAATCAATTTCATTGGCTCAAAAGGTTGATTTATATGATATTTTGAATGATTTCTTATTTGATGTTGTAGAAAATAAAGATGATGTTAGTTATGCTGATTTATTAAGTGGTTCAACCTTCACCATCAATGGTGAAAACTACATTCAAGAAGGGTTAAATTCACTATTAGCTGATTTAACATATGCTAGATATATGTATATCATCAACACTAATCAAACACCATTTGGTTTACAGTCAAAATATACAGATGATTCACAACCAGTTGATAGGAATTTTATTAAAGACATTGTTAAACAAACACAACAAGATGCATCTGTAAAATTCAAGATGATTGATAAATATTTATGTAATAATGCATCAACATTTTCAAGATATAACAAGGGTAATAATTCTTCAATTAACACTTTTAGCCAAAATTATACCGTAATAAAATAATGAGTACTGAACTAATAGAATTATTAAAATTCGCTGGTTTAGCAATTGGTGGTGTAACCTTATGGTTTAAAGATACCATTGCAATTAGGTTTGGAATTAAACAAGGTGAAAAGAATTTACAAGCTGAATCACTTAACAACCTACAAAAGAACCTTGATTTATATCAAGAACTTTTAACTGATATGGAAGTTAGGTATAAACATAGAATAGAAGATATACAATCTGAATTTAATGTTTCATTATTGGCTTTAAGGGGTGAATTAGATGATTTAAAAAAATTAAATAATAACCTAAATATAATGATTGATGAACAAGAAGCTATGATTAAAAAACAAGCTAAAAGACTTAATTATTATAATAATAAATATGGTGATATCACAATATAAATCAAGAATTAAATGATAGTAATAAATACAGTAAGTGATAATTATTTTACTTTAAATGGTACACAATATGCAAAGATATTTCACCCATTTAAACAAGGTGTAAATGCTGTTGGTATCTATAACGTAAATGATACAAAACAACAATTATTAAACAGTACAAACTATACTGAATATTCAATAAACAGTACAAGTTATGGTTCAGCTGATGATGTAATTGTTGCATTATTACCAGTAATATATAAAGCATATAATAGTGGTGAAGATGATACCAATTCAACGTGGGGTAATATAACTGGTAACATACAAACACAATCAGATTTAATTGCATTATTAAATAATAAAGCTGATGTAAATGATGTATCTGTTGTTGGTTTCACTAATAATTATAATGATTTAGATAACCTACCTACATTATCTGGTACATCATATTCAGCTGGTGCTGGTTTAACATTATCTGGTGATACATTTTTACATAATGATACTGGTGATTTTTCAGCAACAACTTTATCTGATGCAACCATTGTTAGTAATCTAACAATTGATGAATTTGGACATCTTGAAGGGTGGGTAACAAGGGAATTAACACCAACAGATATTGGTGCATCTTCAACTGGACATTCACACACTTTTTTTGAAGAAGATGTATTTGGGAATTCTCAAATTGAATTAACAGCATCTGGGGTTATATCAATAGATTTTTCAGCAAATTCAATGGTATATGTAAATCAAGTTAGTGGTATCACTTTAAGTATAACTGAACCAACATTAACAATTGGTGAAAAAGTAACTAGGTTAATATATATTAAATCAAATGGTAATAGTATAACAATTCCATCTACACTTAATGATGAAATGGTTGGTTCATTAGACATTAATAAAAAAAATTGGATTGCCATATCCTATATAAGAATAGACGGTTCTACGATTATTCAATTTTCAAACTGTACGAATTTATGAATGTAGCAATGCACCATATAGAAAATACAACAATTGATGGAGTAATAGCAGCTTGGCAATTTGAAAATAATGTTTTAGATAGCGTTGGTTCAAATGATGGTACATTATATAATGGTTCTTATGTATCTGGTGTGGTTGATGATTGCATTAATCTTACATCAACTACAAGTTCAAGGGTTGAAGTAAGTGGTACAAATTTTAATTTTAGTGATGGTGTAACAGATAGTTCATTTAGTATTTCAGCTTGGTTTAAAATAAATGCAACTGGTAGTTGGGCTGTTGTATCAAAAAGAACAACAAACGCTAATAAATGCTGGGATTTATTTAATGATTCAAATAAATTAGCTTTTAGTGTTTATAACAATTCTGGTGTAGCATTTCAAGCACTTTATTATCATACATTAACTACAAATACTTGGTATTATGTAACAGCTACTTATGATGGTACAACCTTAAAACTTTATGTTGATAGTACATTAGAAGCTGATAACGCTGTAAAGGGTTCTTACGATGTAATGCGTTCAAATTCAAGTCCAGTTAAATTAAGTGGTATTGCATCAAATCCTAGTTACAGTGGTAAAGTACATTTAGATGAAGTATTTATTTTTAATAAAGCATTATCACAAGATGAAATCAATTTCATATATGATGAACAATTAGCTGGTAATGATATTCTAGCTTAAATTTTTAAAATGAAAAAAGCAATTAATAAAAAATGAAAAAAGCAATAAAATTAAATGAAGAAATAATAATTGGAGTACCAAAGAAATGGGTAAGATTAGCAACACCAAATCACACAACATTAGGTTATGATGAACTTGAAGATTCTGAACACTTTTTAGATGGTTGGAAACAAGTTATAACACCTAATTATGATTCTACAATTCAAAGATTAGGTACACTATTAGAAAATGAAAATGATTTTACCTATGAAATAATTGCATTAACAGATGAAGAAATTCAAAATGAAGCAATATCACAATCAGAAGCCGATAAACAGTTATTAATTCAATCACAATTAGAAGCTGAAATTATTGCAACTGCACAAGATGAAACTGATACTGAAACAATATTAAATAATCAATCACTTTACCCTTTTTGGGTTGAAGATATTGATGTTATTGTTGATGAAAAATATCAAGCATTTGATAATAATGAATTGAAATTATATAAAGTTATCCAATCACATTCAACACAATCTGGTTGGCATCCATCATTAACCCCAGCTTTATTTGTTAGGGTTCAATTAGGTGAAACCATTTTAGATTGGGTACAACCAACTGGTGCACACGATGCATATAATATTGGTGATAAGGTTATGTATAACGGTTTGGTATATGAATCAACTGTTAATGCTAATGTATATGCACCATTAGTTGTTGCTGGTCAATGGGTATTAGTATAAATGAATATTTCAAGCAAAGGTTTAACGATAATAAAGAAGTATGAAGGGTTTAGAAACAACCCTTATTTATGTGCAGCTGGTACACCCACAATTGGATATGGTAATACGTATTATGAAGATGGTACAAGGGTTGAATTAACTGATTCACCTATTACACTAAAAGATGGTGAAAAGCTTCTTAAATCGATTGTAAAACAGTTTGAAGAAGGTGTAATGAAGCTGGTGAAGGTAGAGATTAAACAGAATCAATTTGATGCATTAGTATCATTAACATATAATATTGGTTTAGGTGCATTTTCATCTTCAACATTATTAAAAAAACTAAATAATAATCCAGATGATGAAACAATATCTGATGAATTCAAGAAATGGAATAAATCAAATGGTGTTGTTCTGAAAGGATTAAAGAAAAGAAGAAATGAAGAAGCATTTCTTTATTTTATAAATGATTAAATAAATGGCAAACAAGGCAAAAATATTTCTAACTAAAATGGTTGAAGTTTTAGAAGATTTGAATACTTCATTATTATCTGATAATGATTTGTTCTATCTGGTTAATTCTGAAATTTCAAAAAAAGATAGAATTTCAATGTCTTATTTTGAGTTCTTGAAATCACCAAATCAAAAACACCCAAAAAGCATATCACAATTACAATCATTAACTGAAGAAGAAAAAGAAGATTTCATATCAGCAATTAGAGTTGGAAGAATTAAACAAAAGATGAATCTAACTAAACAAGCATTAGATTCTGAAGTTAAGAATGCTTACCCAAATTTATGGGTACTTGAAAGGAAAAACACAGATTTACAATTAAACAGAAATCAAGAGTTGATGCAACATCAACCACTTATTCAGATTACAGCAAGTAATGATAATCATAAGAAAATGATAGATGATATTCTAGCTGGTAAACCAATCATAATTGATACTGAAAAAGATGATATATATGTAACTGAAAAGTTAAAAACAAATGAAGCTGAACCAGCTGATTTTGAAGAAATAAATACTGATGATAAAGCATCAGAAGCGATTGTTGAACCTTTAAATGAAAATGAATAATGTATATAAAACAACAACAGCATTTTCTAAAATTGCCACACTAACAAAACCAATTAGAATTGTACAAGGTGGTAAAGGTTCATCTAAAACAATTTCAATACTTCAGATATTCATATTTCTAGCAATGAGCCAACAGAAGAATCTAATTCTATCTGTTGTTGCTGAATCATTACCAAATTTAAAATCTGGTGCATTAAGGGATTTTGATAAGCTTCTAAAAGATATGGGGATTTATTCAAAGTTTAAAATTAATGCTACTGATAGAACATATAAATATGGTTCAAATATCATTGAATTCTTTTCAGTTGATGGTGAATCTTCAAGATTAGGTTCAAGACGTTCACACCTATATGTAAATGAAGCTGATAACATCAAGTTTGAAACCTTCTTAGAATTACAAGGTAGAACATCAGATTTCACATTATTGGATTATAACCCTAGAAGAAGGTTCTGGGTGCATAAAGAATTGATTGGTGAAGATAACGTTGATTTCATTCAGCTAAACTATTTAGATAATGAATACATACCACCAAATGAACTTAAATCAATCTTGTGGTATAAAGAAAAAGCTGAATCTGGTAATCCATATTGGGTTAATAAATGGAAGGTACTAGGATTGGGTGAACTAGGTATTTCTGAAGGTGTAATATTCGATAATTACAAAGAGATTACAGAATTACCATATGGTTCTAAATATTTGGGTGCTGGTTTAGATTGGGGTTTTTCAAACGACCCAACAGCCATTGTTAAGATATATAAATATGAAGATAAGATTATTCTGGTTGAATCTTTATATAAAAAAGGTATGCTTAATTCAGCCATTGCTAGACACATAAACAATGATGAAGAATTAAGAAGTGGAATTATCATTTGTGATTCTAATGAACCAAAAACCATTGCTGAATTACGTACATACGGAATACCAATAATGGGTGCAAAAAAGGGTAGAGGTTCAGTCATTTCTGGTATTGCAATAATGCAAGAATATGAACTTCTAATATTAGGTGAAAATCTTATTGATGAATTTACAAACTACTGTTACCAAAAAGATAGAAGTGGTGAAAGTTTAGGTATTCCAATAGGTAATTTTAATCACGCAATTGATGGTACTAGGTACTTCTTTATGGAACGATTAAGTAAATCAGCTAGTTCTGGTTTCAATTTAAGATGGGTAAGTTAAAATGGAATTATTAACAGAAATAAAAAATTATGAATTGGGTGAATTCTTTAAACAATCACCAGAATTAATACAACAATATGTTGAAGTACTTCAACACGTTAAACCAGTTGATACTGCAAATGATGTATTTCATTTAAAACTAAAAGATGTTGAATTCATTAAAGAAAATTTATTAAGTGATACTGATGAAGAATTACTTGAAATCATTGCTAAAGTTCAAGGTATCAAATTAAAGAAGGTACTGAAGATTAAAGTGGTTGAATTCTTTGGTTTGCTTAACTCAATAAAAGAACAACTGATACAAATTAATAAAGCTGAAGCTGCATCACTTGTATCAGAAAATACCAACTTTAAATGGGAAGCTGTTAATGGTTCAGATAGACTTTCAATGTTTGGAATCTATAATACACTTGAATCATTATCTGGTGGTGATATTCTTAAATGGAATGATATTATGGAACTAACATATTCAGATGTATTTATGAAACTATATATAAATAAAATAAATGCTGATTTACAACACGAAATGAACCAGATAAAAGAAACTAAAATTAATTAATAATGTACAATTTAATCAAGAGCATATGCACAACTAACAACTGGATTTTCAACTATTCAAGAAAGGATTTTTCAAACCTTTATGATGGTGAACAACAAGTTGGTGATACAACACCAATTATATTTTTAGACCCAGTACAAATTACTGAAGAATATGATGAATTTAATACTGTAACTGGTACAAAATATGAAGGTTCATTTATGGTAATTGCTTCATCTGATATTGATGAACAAGATTATGATTATAGATATCAAACCTATATCAAGCCAATCATTGATTCAACCCTAACAACCATCAAAACAACAATTCAATGTGATGGTAATTATAATATTATCACTTGGCGAACAACAGAAGTAATTAATGCATTTGATTTTAATGGTGATGGTGTGATTGTAACATATTCTATCAATGAATAATATGAAAAAATATAATTATACATATATAACAGTAAATAATCTTAATGATAAATCATATATAGGTGTGCATTCAACTGATAATTTAGATGATGGTTATATGGGTTCTGGTCTTGCTTTAAATAGGGCAATTAAAAAATATGGAAAAGAAAATTTTTCAACCTTAAAAATTAACTTTTATCAAACATCAGATAAATCTTATAAAGCTGAAGAACAACTAGTAAATATTGAATGGGTTCAAGATTCAACAACATATAATATTGCAACTGGTGGTGCTGGTGGGTTTACTGGTAACCATACTGAAGAAACAAAAAGAAAAATAAGTGTTACCCATAAGGGAAAAACATTATCAGATAAACAAAAATCTGATTTAAGTATTCACTTTAAAAATTTGGTAAGAACTGATGAACATTGTGAAAATATATCAAAATCTTTAAAAGGAAAACCAAAAACCAAAGAACATAATAGAAAAAATTCTGAAGCACAACAAGTACCAGTTTATCACAAAGAAACTGGAATTTTCTTTAAATCATTAAAAGAAGCATCAGAAGTGTTAAATATTAAGTATTCAACCCTTAAAGATAATAAGGGTAAATATAGAAGGGAGTTTGAATTTATATGAAAAGCAATGAAGATATAATAAAAGAAGAATTTGAATTAATAGTAAAAGATATAATCGATTTATATAATTCAAGTGGAAAAAGAACTTCTGGTAAATTTCAAGAAGATTTAAAAATTAAAACTGAAACTAACAAAGGAATTTTATTTGGAAATCGAACATTAGCTGGTAGAAGTGCTGGTAAAATGCCACCAGTCGAATCAATAAAACAATGGATTGAAAAGAAGGGAATTAAACCACTAAAAGATAATATAACAAGTACTGGTTTAGCTTGGGCTATTGCAAAATCAATAGCTAAAAAAGGAACTAAAGAATCTAATCATTTAAAGATTTATGAAATGGTTATAACCCCAGAAAGGGTTGATTCTGTAATAAAAAAAGTATCTGAATTTAATGTGAATTTATTCGTACAACAAGTTGAAACTCAATTAGAATTATTAGAAAAAAATATTTAAGCAATGGCAATAACCGTAACACAATTTCCTAGTGGAATTTATCCAGCATTCAATGATAGTTATATTTCATTTACATCATCATTAACTGGATTAACAAAATCAGAAATAACAGTTGAACCAGATTCATTATTTCCTAATGCATTTTTAATTTATCCAAATACAAATGGAAGGTACATTTTCAACCTTAAAGATATTGTTAAAAGTCGTTTAACGGTAAGTGGTTTTACTGATAATTACACAGTACCATCTGGATGGAATCAAGAAATCACAAATACATATTTAGAACAAAATATTAGCATTACTGATTTCAATAGTATAAGTGGTACAACTACTTCTGGTGCAACAATAGAATTATCATATGAATTTGATAGAAGTGTTAAACAAGTAGGTGAATCTGTTTATAATAATCCATATCAATTACTTAATACAAGTGAAAATGGTATTGATTATCACCTAACATATTTTGAAGGATTTCCATTTTCATTTGAAGTACAAAGGGTAACTGATGATGATACAATTTCAGTTAAAAATGTGAATTCTGGAATTGAAAATTATATTACTGGAATCACAGAAACAAACACTCAAAGAATTTATACAGATAAAGGTGTTTCAAATTGGACTTCAACAAACTTTTTACCATTAACTGATACGGTTAATCTTTTAGAATTATATCAAAATGAAACATTTAAAACCAATCTGTACTTGAAAAAAGTAAATCCAAAATGTGGGTATTACATCAAATGGTTTAATCAAAATGGTGGGTATTCTTATTGGTTATTTAATGAATTTTCAAAAGAAGAATTAAAGGTTAAGAGTTTAAAAGATGTAGCAACAAACCCATTTAGAAATGTTAATGAAGGTTTATTAAATAATACAACAACTATTGGTTATGAAGGTGCAAAAATCATTGAAGTAAAATCACAAGTTGATGATAATGAAAATGAACTTTTAAAATCATTATTTACATCACCATCAGTACAACTATATACATCACAATCACCATATATATCTGGTGAATGGATTTCAATTTATTTAGATGGAAAATATGAAATTATTAATAAAAAAAATCAGAATGAAATAAAGGTAATATTAGAATTACCAGCTTTAAATACCCAAACATTATAATGAATAGAATTATAGTAAATGGTGAAGATTTGGATATGTACCCAGATGATAATGTTAATCTGAATATTAGGGTTAATGATTTAGATGATATATCAACTAGAAATTCAACATTTTCAAATACAGTTAAAATACCAGCAACAGATAAAAATAAAAGAATCTTTAATTATCTGGGTGTAATAGGTAATCAATCAAGAAAACCTTATGAAAAAATAAGATGTCACTATATATCAAATGATTTACCATTAATCAATGATGGTTATTTACAAATTAAAACAACCACCAATAAAGAATTTAGTATTGTATTATTTGATGGTGTAATTGATTTAGGTGAAGTTATTAATGGTTTAAATATTGGTGATTTAGATATAATAACATCATTCAACCATACCAGAACTGAAGCATTAGTTGTTGATTCACTTGATAACACTTCTGGTTATACTTATGCATTAGCATATTATGTTGAAAATTCAACACCATTTAATAAAATCACAGTATCAGAAATGTTACCAATGATATTTGTTAAAACGGTTTTAGCTTCAATTATTACAGAAGCTGGTTATACATATAGTGGTGGTATTTTTGATAATGTAGATTTTGCAAAAGAAGTATTTACAATGCAAGAAGGGGTTGAATCAGCTGAAGATGCTTCTGGTGATGTAATTGATTTTAGTTTGATAATTCCTAAGATTTCACAAGCTGATTTTATTAAAGATGTATTAAATCGTTATGGTATAATCATTAGGTTGATAGATGATAATGTTGAATTTGCATACTTAGAAGATATACTTGCTGGTGAATATGGTTTTGTTGATTGGACTTATAAATTAAATGAAATCAAATCTGAAAAATATAATACTTCATATGCACAAAATAACCAATTCACATTTGATTATAATGATAAAGCAAATACAGATGGTGATGGTACTTTATATGTTGTAAATGATACATTAAAATTAAGTAAGAATGTATATAAATCTGTATTCGATTTTAATAATAGTAAATCATCATTTAACATTGCTGAATTTGCACATACAATACCATTATTAGAATACAAAGAAGAAGATGGAAACCAGATTTTAACACCTAAAAAGTTTAAAAGTTGTTTGTATAAAACAGATGCAACTGGTGGTAATTTTCAAATTAGATTACATCAATATGATTTGTATTCAACTGAAACTGGTAATGAAGTATTAGCAACCACAACTGGTTGTTCTTGGGTTGAATATCTGAATGATAAATACCCTAGATTTCAGAATGTATTAAATTCATATAAAACAATCATAGCTGATGTTAATTTAACCCCAATAGATATACATAATCTTGATTTATTTAAGATTTATTATTTATCACAAACTGGACAATATTATTATGTGAATTCAGTTAAAACCAATTCACATAATTCAACTGTTGAATTAACACAGATTAATGAATTACTAGAAGATAAAGGATTCTTATCTACACCTAACGATGCTGAACTAAACATTACAAGTATTAGTTCTAGTTGTTTTGTAAGGGAACTTGATATTAGTTTTAGATTATTAGTTAATGTTACTTATGAAACTAATGGTTATTTACCACAGAATTTATTTGTAATTATTAATAGACTATCTGAAGAAGATGGTGTTGTTATACAATCAATTACAGAACAAATTAATTTGAACAATTCAGTATATCAGTATAGTGAATTTAATGCTGTTGGTTCAAGTTGGTACACCTTCAAACTATACGACCCACAATATAATATCTATTCTGAATTAGAAGATGTATTTGTTGATTGTGGTTTAGTGGTTGAACCTTATGGTGCATTTGTTACTGTTGATAATTTTGATGGTGTTGATAATGATGTACCATTTTATAGAGATATCAATTATACTTTTGAAGGTTTATCAGCTACAACTGGTACATTAATAGTACAAGGAAAAGATATAAATGATGATACTAATGTTGGTTCACCTTCTTCTGTAGCATTAACTGAATTCACAAACAGTATAACACATACTTTACTTGATGTTGAAATACCTAATGGTGCTGGATATTATAACATTAAACTATTAACTGATATTGTTACCTACAACTTCAACACATTCATTACCTAATAACAGATTGAAGGTTTAATTAAACCTTCAATCACAATACCCAAATCTATTATGAACAAATGGAAACTATTAAAATTGCTGAATTATCAATTGATAATAAAAAGCTATTAACAACACTACAATCAACTAAAAAAGCAATAGATGATTTAACCAATACACAAAAGGATTTAAAAAAAGCTGGTGATACATCATCTAAATCATTCATTGAAAATGAAGCTAAATTAAAATCATTAAAATCTGAATATACTTCACAAATAAAAGTACTTCAAGCAACAACTGGTGCAAATGAAAAACTTAACAATGAACTGAAAAAAGAAATCAAATCAGTTGATGAAGCTAAACAAAATAATGCTGAACTAGTTAAAGTAAGGAATCAATTAAATGCATCAACAACTGATGGTGCTAATGCTATTGCTGAAATCAATAAAAAGATGGATGATAACAATGGTAAAATTAATGCTGGTTCATCAGCACTTGAAAAACAAAAACAAAATATTGGTGCATATCCAGAAGTACTTGATAAAGTATCTGGTGGTTTAGGTGGTCTTGTAAGTGGTTTTAAAGCTTCAACTAAAGCTGCACTAGGTTTTATTGCAACACCTATTGGTGCTTTATTAGCATTACTTGTTGGTGCATTTGCACTTGTTAAAAGTGCAATGAATAGAAGTGAAGAATCAACCAATAAAATCAAAAAAGCTTTTAGTGCATTTCAAGGTATTTCAAACGGTTTATTAAAGGTTCTTGAACCATTGGGTAAATTCTTAATTGATGGACTTGTAAAGGGGTTTGAATTAGCTGAAAAAGCCATTTATAAAGGTATTGATGCAATTGCATCTGGGTTAAAGTTATTAGGGTTTGATGAACAAGCTAAATCATTACAGAACTTTAATAAAGAGATTCAAGAAAGTGCAACACAATCTAAAGCATTAGCTAGTGCTGAAGCTGCATTAACAGTAGCACAAAGGGAATCACAAAAGATTCAATTGGAATATCAAAAAGATGCTGAAAAACTTAGACAAATTAGAGATGATGAATCTAAAACAATGGCTGAACGTATTCAAGCTAATAAAGATTTGGGTGATGTATTGGTACAACAATTAGCTGATGAATCAGCCATTGCTGAACAAGCTTTACTTGTTGCACAATTAAGAATTCAAGCCGAAGGTGAAACCAAAGAAACATTAGATGCACAAGCTGAAGCATTAACAACCATATCTGATATTCAAGAACGTTTAACTGGACAAGAATCAGAACAATTAGTAAATAAGATATCACTTCAAAAAGAAGCATATGATAAAGCTAGAGAAATTTCAGATTTAGCAATTGCACAACAAGAAGCTGAATTAGCTTTATTCATAGCACAACAAGGTACAAAAGCAAAGACACTTGAAGAAGGTTTAAAGATAGCTAAACAAGTTGCTGAACAAGAAATTGAAATACTTAAAGCAAATCTTGAAAACAGAAATATTACCCAAACTGAATATGATGCTGAATTATTAAATATCAAAAATGGTTTGCTACAAGCTAATGCTGAATTAACTGTTGAAAATGCACAAATTGAATTGGATGCATATATACAGAATAACCAATCTAAACTTGATAATGATTTATTCTTTTCAGAAGAATCATTAAGAATAGAACAAGAAAGATTAGAAGGTATTGCACAAGCTAGAAGGGATTATGTTGCACTTCAACTAGAAGAAGGTGTTATATCACAAACTGAATATAATGAAGCAATCAATGAAATCAATGAAGAAAATAGAATTCTTAATGAAGAATTAGAACTAGAACGTAAAGAAGCTGAAGCTGAACAAAGAATAATTGATATTGAATTAGAACGTCAAATTCAAGGTGAAAATTTTGCATACAATCTTCAATCACAATTAGATTATCTAAACTTTAAAAAACAACAAGAATTAGATAATGCTAAAGCAACTGGTGCTGATAAAGTAAAGATTGAAAAAGTATATGCTGATTTAGAAAAACAAATTAAGAAACAAACAGTTGATGCTAAACTTTCATTAGCTTCTAATGCATTAGGTAACATTGCATCAATTGCTGGTGAAGAATCAGCAATTGGTAAAGGTGCTGCAATTGCACAAACAACAATTCAAACGTATCAATCAGCAACTTCAGCATTTAGTTCATTAGCACAAATACCAATCGTTGGTACAGTATTAGGTGCATTGGCTGCTGCTGCTGCTGTTGCATCTGGTTTAGCTAACGTTAAAAAGATTGTATCAACTAAACCTAAAAAAACATATGCTAGTGGTGGTATCTTAAATGGTGCATCACACGCTAATGGTGGTATTCAAACACCATATGGTGAATTAGAAGGTGGTGAAGCTGTTATTAATAAAAGAAGTACTAGAATGTTTGCACCATTATTATCATCACTTAATGCAGCTGGTGGTGGGGTTAAATTCGCTTCTGGTGGTATCTTAGGTTCAACTGATGTACCAAAAGCTTCTTCACTATTAGATTATGATTTACTTGGTGCTAAAATGGCTGAAGCAAATGCTTCATTACCATCACCAGTTGTATCAGTTGAAGAAATCAATTCAGTTAGTTCAAACGTAGCTACAATTGAATTACAAGCAACATTTTAAAATGTATGTTTATAACTAAACTAAACCCATCATATTCTGGTGGGTTTTTTTATTATATTTAATCAATGAAATATGAAGATAGATATAAAAATGATGGTAGGTTTTGGTTATACAATACCAAAGTTGGTAAAGCTATTATTATAATATTTATTCTGATTCTGATAGGTGGTATTATATATGAAAAACTAATTAAATGATATGGTTCTAACAAGTATTAATGTATCATTAACTGAACCGTTGGAATATCAACAAGAACACCACGAAGATATTATATCTGATTTCATTGATAGGTTAGAAGATAAAATGCAATTCTATTTAGATGGTTATGGTAGATGTTATATCAATTGTGAATACAACCCTAGAACAAGAAAATTTAAACTAATGGATTGTACACCTAGATTTAAACATAACGTTGAAAATGTATTAAATTATGATTTTAAATTTTATAAATAAATAAAGATGGTTGATTTACAAGGTTCAAAAGATATTATAATTGGTGCCGTATCAATGTTATTAATATTTCTAGTAATAAAATTATATGAAATTGGGTTGTTTTCAAAGAATCAAAAATTTATATACACAACTAAAAAAAAAATAGGTAAGTTAATTTTTGATTTAGATAAACTTGATAAATTATGTAGGGATGGAATTTTAAATGAAGATGAATTAGAATCTAAAAGTGATAACATCAGAAATGAAATTAATACCTTAAGGATAGATTTGTTATTATCTGAAGATAAAACTTATAAAAAATTAAAAGAATCATTTGATGATGATTTGATTACAGCTGATGAATATATTACAAAGGAAAAAGAAATAAGAAATAATATTAAATCAAATCTTTAAATTATATGGGGTTATTTTCATTTGGTTCAAAAAAATTACCAATTAATAAAACATTAAAACTAAAAAGATTAAAAACATCTTTTGATGTAAAAGAAGGTCAAAATTTAAAACTTTGGTTAGACACTAAAAAAGGGGTTGTAAATGTTTATGCAAAAGGTTCTGGTGGTGGTAGAGGTTTATTAGCAACTATTGATGATTACGGTATTTATAAAGCTATAAACAAATACGACCCAGATATTAAAACTGAAGTATTAACTGTTAATGATACATCTTTTGATTTGAAGATTAATCTTATTTAAAAAAAATAATTGTTTCAAACCCCAATGAATACAACTAGTACATACACCCACACAAAAAAAACTTTCACAAATGTGGCACTTGTTGGTGGAGGAAGTTATCCACAACCAGGAGAAATTTCATTATCACATAATGGGGTTTTGTTTCTAGATGAATTACCAGAATTTAAGCGAGAAGTTCTAGAAGTGATGCGTCAGC